AGCGTACGCGGCGAGCCGTCCGTGTCAATGTTCGAAAGACTGCAGCCGATCCGTTGTTTACCGATCGGAATGCGCCGTTCACCATGTCGTTTTACGTGGTGATCGATGTGCCTCCGACCGGTTTCAGCAACGCAGAGGTTGTTTCCATTGGGTCCGGTCTTCTGACCGTGCTCACTGCAAACACCAATGCTGTTCTCACCAAGGTTTCTGCAGGCGAGAACTAGCTGATTCGGTTACATCTGTAACACAGGGCTATGGAAGGTTTACCCCCATTAAGGAGGGGCCTTGAAAAGCCTTATGTTACTCGTAGAGATGGTCCTCCAGGATCTGGGGACCAGATGCCGTACGAGCACCACTCAGGATCTCAAAAGGATCCAGAGTCGGGTTGAACACGAGGGCATATCGTTTCTAACGATATGCCTGCCGAACTTTGCTAAAGACCTCCAAAAAGGTCTGAAGCAAGGGTTCGTCGATTCCAGCCTCTTCCAAGGTTTTTCTTGGAAGGGAGGTCTCCCCGAATTTCTTCGAGGTTTCCTGAATCTTGTGTTCGATTCGGATACGGGTCGATTGCTCGTAGAACCCGATGTTGACGCGATTTATGCTGTTCGTCAGATTTGTTTGATGTTCAGCAAAATCGAACTTGAGTGCACTGGCAAGCGTACTCAAGAAGCCATCAGGGGGTACTATGAGTGTGATCAGGAAGTCAAGGAGTATGACAGAAGAAGATCTTCTGATGATTATTTGTCATTCAGAAGAATGTCAATGCTCCTCTTCGGCAATGTCCTTCAGCGTGTCAATAATGACATTGATGAATGGAAAATTGTTCCGAAGCACGGTCCTGGTGCCACCGCAGATCGTCTACGCGGTAACGCGAAGTTTGATCAAGCGGAATGGACGACCAGGTTAGAGGCGATCTTTCCGGCAGGGGAATTTCTTATTCCTAACTGGCGGTATGGATCTAACCTCGAACGTGTGCATTTCCTAGAACCCGGACAGGAGCGAGCTTGTAAGCTCACTGCTGTTCCTAAAACGCTGAAAACACCTCGTCTAATCGCTATAGAGCCCACCTGCATGCAATATGTGCAGCAAGGGATTTCTGAGCGATTGGTTGAGTACCTTGAGAAGGGGCCTGACACCCTCTTCCCTTGGTTAGTCGGATTCTCCGATCAAGGACCTAACCGGCAACTTGCCGCTAATGGTTCACTTGATGGGAGTTTAGCAACACTCGATTTGAGTGAAGCCTCCGATCGTGTTTCCAATCAACTCGTACTTGAGATGACAGCCCGTTTTCCCTCACTTCTTGAGGGCATTCAGGCTTGTCGTTCAAGGAAGGTTGAAGTGCCTGGCTTTGGTGTTTTACGCCTAGCCAAGTTCGCGTCTATGGGTTCAGCTCTTTGCTTTCCTATTGAAGCAATGGTTTTTGCTACATTGATCTTCATGGGAATTGAAAAAGAGCTCAATCGCCCGTTGTCCCTTTTAGACGTTCATCGCCTAAAGGGGAAGGTGCGCGTCTACGGAGACGATATTATTGTCCCCGTAGAATTCGTACATAGCGTCGTGGAGGTACTCGAAAATTTTGGTTTTCGAGTTAATCACGACAAGTCTTTCTGGACTGGCAAGTTCAGAGAGTCTTGCGGTGAGGACTACTTCGATGGTTGGAACATTACTGTTACCAAGCTTCGACGTATGATCCCCACACGACGCGAGCACGTTTCGGAGATTGTTTCTTTGTCGTCCTTCAGGAACCAGATGTATTATGCTGGCAACTGGAAGACGGTAAAGTTGGTTGATGGTTGGTTAGAGGATTTGATCCCCTATCCAGCCCTCTCACCGACATCTCCGGGGTTGGGCAAGTGGTCTCGTCTTGGACCTGAGAAGGCCAAGCGATTCCACTCGACTCTACACAAGCCTCTTGTCAAGGCTATGGTAGTGTCAACCGATCTCCCTGACAGTGATGTCAGTGGAGAAGGTGCCTTGCTCAAGTGGTTCCTTAAGCGCGGCGAATTGCCATTTGCCGACAGGGATCACCTAGAACGTGCAGGACGTCCTCGGACCGTCGGCATCAATCCGAGGTGGGTCACAACGGATTAATTTCTGTTGTGATGGATCTGTGAAGATCCTTGCGGAGAG